ATTTTGGATGATATGCCAGAAAATTGTTCTATTGAGGAAATTACAAAAGCGTTTAATTCAGTTGGTTTTAGTTCTCCGCCTTCATGGTTAAAACCTTATTCAGTTTTATCTAATGGGGAAAAAATGAGAGTTGATCTTGCAAGAGCAATTTTATCTGATAAACATTTATTTGTTTTTGATGAATTTACAAGCGTAGTTGATCGTAATGTTGCTAAAATTGGTTCATTTGCTATGCAAAAAGCAATAAGAAAAACAAACAAACAATTTATAGCAATAACTTGTCATTTTGATGTAAAAGATTGGTTATTACCTGATTGGGTTTTTGATACAGATACAATGACTTTTCGTAAATGCGAAGGGCAAAAAAAAAATAGACCCGACATTAAATTTGAGATATTCCAAACAAACGATAAGTCAATTTGGAAAATGTTTGCTAAACACCATTATCTAAGTCATTCACATAATAATGCAGCTATTGTTTATTGTGCGTTTTTAAATGATGAATTATGTGGGATGTGCAGTGTATTACATTTGCCACATCCTATTGCTAAAACCATTAAAAAAGTGCATAGATTGGTCATTTTGCCAGATTATCAAGGTCTTGGCATAGGTATTAAATTATTGAATGAAATTGGCAAATATTATATAAAAAATGGTTGGAGATTCACTATTGTTACATCAGCACCAAGTTTAATGTTTGGTTTAAAAAAACAAAAAAATTGGATTTGTAAACATTTTGGAAGAATGACCGCAACAAGCGGTATAATACACGGTTCAAATGATAAAAACACAAATTCAAAACATAGATTAACTACAAGTTGGGAATTAACTTAATTTTACAGAAACAACGAAAAAACAGTGGCAAAAGAGGATAATTTAAAACCATTCCCAAAAGGTAAATCAGGTAATCCCAACGGCAGACCTAAAAAGCTGCCTAAACTGGACGAATTACTTGCAGACGTATTAGGAGATGAACAAAACGACATAAGTGCCGCTAAAGCTATATTAATGGCATTAAGACAAAAAGCAATAAAAGGAGATACTAAAGCAGCTTCACTAATCTTAGACCGAGCATACGGCAAACCGAAGGAAACGATAGATCAAAACATAACGGTACAAAAGCCTATTATCATTGATTGGTCAGGCGAATAATGGAAACTCAAAAAATAACCCCAACCGCAAAACAAAGGGAAGCGTACATAGCTGCCAACAATAACAGAATAACACTTTACGGTGGGGCAATTCGTGGTGGCAAATCTTATTTTTTAATTTTATATGCTTTTACTTTAGCTTTTAAGTATGAAAGAAGCCGGTGGGTGTTTCTTCGGGAAACTTTACCTACATTAAAAAGAACTTTATTAGTTACTTTAAACGAATTCATACAAAACGGATTCGGTCAATACGTTAAAGACTTTAATCAATCTACCCTTACCCTTACTTTAACAAATGGGAGTCAGTTTATATTCATGGCAGAAGGTTTTGACACCGACAAAGAATTAAACAGGTTCAGAGGATTAGAAATAAACGGGGCTTTTATAGATGAAGCAAACGAAATACAAGAAGTAACTTTCGACAAGATAATAGAAAGAGCAGGATCGTGGTTTCATTCCGAAGGTTGCCCTTCCAAAATAATAATGACCGCCAACCCGACAAACGGATGGTTGAAAGACAGAATATACGACAAATGGGCAAACGACACCCTTCCAAATGGAATAGCTTACATACCTGCTAAAATTTTTGATAATCCTTACATTCCCCCCGAGTATTTGGAAAGTCTTAAAATGCTTCCAAGATACCAATACGAGGTTTTCGTAGAGGGTAATTGGGACATACAACTTAAAACAGGGGGCGAATTTTACAAGTGCTTTGAATTGGACAAACACGTTTCAAAGGAAACATACAACCCCGACATTCCTTTACATATTAGTTGGGATGACAACGTCAATCCTTATCTTCCTTGTGGAATCTTTCAAATTGTTGGCAAAAAGGTTATGATGATTGATGAAATAGCCGGAAAAACACCATTAAACACCATTAAATCAGTTTGTGCTGAATTTAAAAGAAGATACCCAGCCCACAAAACGGGTTTATTTGTTTACGGAGATGCTACGGCACAAAAGGAAGACACCAAAATGGAGAAAGGATATAATTTTTATAGACTTATTCAAGATGAGTTAAAAGATTACCGCCCAAACATGAGAATAAGCAAAGCAAATCCTTCGGTTGCCATGAGAGGCAACTGGATTAATACGGTTTTAGAAAAAGAATTAGGGGGAATAAAAATACTGATAGACGACAAATGTAAAAATACTATCAATGATTTCGTACTTTTGAAAGAATCAGCAGACGGAACGAAGGCAAAGGAAATGGAAACAGATTCAAAAACAAAGGTAAGGTATCAGAAAGTAGGACACTTTACCGATCTTTTTGATTATTTGTTGTGTATGGCATTTGCTGATGAGTTTGTAAGATACCAAACAGGTGATGTTCAAAAAAGTATTAATTTTAGCAAAAATATTCCCAAAAATACATTTAGATGAGTTACCTAATTCCGAATGATTATAAAAAGCAAATCCAAGACGTAAATTTACAACAAGTAATTACCAGCGATTTGACTATTTTATCCGCAGCACAATTAGCAGCACAAGCGGAAGCAGTTTCTTATCTAAGACAGAAGTATGACACTTCGGTTGAATTTTCAGATTTAAACGCATGGTCATCCTTAAAAGTTTACAACGTAAGAGATAGGGTTTATCTTGATGCCGTTACTTATTCCTCAACAACGAGTTATACAATTAACAATCTTTGTTTATACAACGGGGTTGTTTTTATTTGTACGGCTGCAACTACGGGTTCGTTTGACTTGACCAAATGGACTGCTTTAGGAAGTCAATATTCAATCTTTTCGGTAGTTTATCCTTACCCACTGTTTGATTACACGGCTTATTATAACGTAGGGGATATGGTTTATTGGAAAGGGTACACTTATAAGGCTTTAGTTCAAACGCCTCTTTTAGATCACGACACTTTATTACAATACGACAGAATTGAAGCCATTCCTTTAAATAATATAGCACCCGATGACACAAAAGACGGTGCGGCACAATATTGGGGAACAAAAACGGCTTATACAATAGCTGCAGGAACTTTACCGACAAATCCAGTTTGGTTAATGACGGATAATAGAGATCAGCAAATGGTCATGTATTTAATTGACTTAACTCTTTACCACGTTCACACTCGAATAGCCCCAAGAAATATACCTGAATTAAGGGTAAAAAGATATGACGATGCCATTTGTTGGTTAAAAATGTGTGCTAAAGGGGAAGTTACACCGGCTTTACCGATAATTCAACCAAAGCAAGGGCAAAGAATACGCTACGGTGGCAATATTAAAATTATAAACAGTTTCTAATGAATATTTTTGAAAAAGGTTTATCTCAAATCAAGAACTATTGGTTTCCAACGGCTACTGATGGACCAGTTGCACAAGGTTCTAATGACTGGCGATCAATAAAAGATACTAAGAAAAATCTTTCAGGCTATATTACTCCCGTTCAGCTTCAAAGAATGAGGCATGACATACAAATGTGGAGAGAGGCTATTGTAGAGGCGGAACAAGCATGGTACCCACACAGGGTAAGAATGCAAAGAATGTTTTTAGACACTCGATTAAACGCACACGTTCACTCGTGTATGATGCGAAGAAAAAACTTGGTGCTTTTAAAAGACTTTAAACTTTGCAAAGATGACGGGTTAGATATTCCAGAGGCAACAAAAATATTCAAAGCGAAATGGTTTAACGATTTTATAGATTATACTTTAGATGCGAAATTTTATGGTTATAGTTTAATTTCTTTAGGCGACATTGAAAACGATGAGTTTAAAGACATAAGTATAATCAGAAGGCACAATATATCTCCGGACAGGTTGAACGTCACTTCATACGTTTATTCTTTAAGTGGTGCACAATTCTTAGATGAACCCTACAAAGATTGGCATATTTGGGTTACTACAAACTCAAATATCGGAATCTCAAAAGTGGGTTATGGTTTATTATATGAGGTAGCCCAATACGAAATCATGCTTAGGAATTTACTAGGATTCAACGGGGATGCTGCCGAACTTTATGGAATGCCATTAAGAGTTGGAAAGACCACGAAAACAAATGAGGACGAAAGGGCTGCCTTTTTTAACGCTTTACTTCAAATGGGTTCGGCTGGTTCTATCTTGATGGATATGACGGATGAAATTGAATTCGTGGAAACCAAAACGGGTGCTGGATGGAAAATTTACGGCGATTTGGAAGCAAGATGCGAAAAGAAAGTAAGTAAATTAATACTAGGGCATTCGGACGCAATTGATTCCACTCCCGGCAAGTTAGGGGCTGATCAAGGGGAAGAAAGCCCAGTAAGACAAGCCTTAATGGATATTCAAAAGGTAGATATACGATTTGTTGAAGAAATAGTAAACAACGAATTAATCCCAAGAATGAGAATGTTTGGGTTCTTAGTTCCTGAAGACGTACATTTTGAGTTCACTAACGATGCAGAGAGAGAAGAATTAAGAAAAAGGGAAGATGCTTCAAACCAAATGACGGCACAAATAGCCTACACAATGAAGCAATCGGGCTTACAAATGGATTCTAAATACTTTGAAGAAAGAACGGGCATACCAACTAAGGAAGTTGAAACACCGGCTTTTAACCCAAAGATTCAAAATAAATTAAATAAAATCTACCGAGTTGAACGCAAAGGAAATTAAAAAACTTTTAAAAGATATTTTTTCTGGCGATGTTGATAAAGAAAACTTGCCGGAAAATTTATATTTTGAAATTGCGGAATTTTTAAAAGGAAGCCTTTACAAGGGTTTTGGCGGTTCGTTGGAAGATTTTGAATTTGGGGGAACGGATTATGAATTATTGAATGAATTGAGAACTAATATTTATATGTTTTCAGCAGCCAAGACTTATCAACAAGTTTGGGAAATGTCCGACATGGTTGCTGATTCGGAAGGGTTTAAAGATTTTTACGATAAAGCAAAAGAAACTTACGATTTATACAACGAAACATGGGCAGAGGCAGAATATAACACTTGTATAGGTCAAGCACAACAGGCAAGACAATGGAATACAATAGAAGCCGAAAAGGATGCGTTACCTCTTTTAAGATACAGTGCGGTTATGGACGCTAACACTTCGGAAATTTGTGCACCATTGGACGGTATTATTCTCCCGGTTGATGATCCTTTTTGGGATACTTATTCTCCTTTAAATCATTTTAACTGCAGATGCGTTTTAGAACAATTAGAGGAAGGACAAGTAACAAGCAAAGGGGATGTCAAGGAAGCAACGGAAGAAATAGACAAAGACATGGACGATGTATTTAGAATGAACCCCGGCAAAGATGGGTATATTTTTAACGAAGATCACCCATATTTTGAAGTTGCAAGGGGGGATAGGGGATATGCTGAACGTAATTTCGACTTACCAATACCTGAAAATGATTAAAGATGACAATATTAGAGTTTGTAACGAATTTATTTGAGGTTAAAACGCAGATTCATCATTTGCACCACATTACTACGTCTTATTCAGAACATAAGGCTTTGGGTAAGTTTTACGAAAAGTGGGATGACCTTTCAGATAAACTAATAGAAACCTATCAAGGATGTTACGAAAGGGTTGAAGGGCAAATGTTGTTCAGTGTAGGTTCTCAAATTGANCCTGCTCAATATATCATTCAAACCAGAATGATGTTGCAATTACAGGACGTAATACCTCAAAGCGAAATTGATTTAATTAATATTATAGCTGAAATGATAGAACTTTGCCACCATACTTCTTACCTTTTAACTTTAAAATAATGTATAATTTCAATAATTACCAACCCACATTTAATAAAGCTATTGATCATTGTGCGAATATAATTGGTTGTGCAAGGGCGAACAATATGCCGATAAAGGCTTTACACTTACAAACTAATTTTTATGAGTGGTTTAAGTCTGGAGTGAAACAAATTATGGCAAATCAAGGTGTTCCTGAAAGCGAAATAGCAGAAGTAGACAATGAAGAATCAATGTTATTTGACGGTGTGGATATTTCAAAAGGAAGCAGATTTCAAACCAAGCCTATTATCATAGAACATTATCAAAGTTTAAATTAATGGATAAGTTTAATTTCAATAAAGTTATTTTAAACGTAAACAAAATGAAGCAAGAACTTCCTGTCAAACTTGCTAACGTGACTTTATTGCATTTTAACAATTCATTTAGGGAACAAGGCTACGAAGGCCAACCTTGGAAAGTTCCACAAAGAAGAATAGAAGGAACACCGGAATACAAATACCCAAAAAATAAAGGATTAGGCAGAAGGACTTCAGCCACTTTAGTAAGATCGGGAAAATTAAGAAGAACGGTGGCGACTTCAAAAAGACAAGTAACTTTCGAAAGAATTAGTTTTGAAGTTAATTTGCCTTATGCAGTTATTCACAATTATGGTTTAGAAATGAAGAACGGGAAAAGAATGCCGCAAAGAACATTTATGAAGGACACTCAAACACTTCGCAATTTGCAAATTACAAACATTAAAGAATACATAAATAAGCTATGGGCATAAAAGAAGCAATACAAAGTTTAATTACACGTTGCCAAGCTATCCCAAATATAGCTTATGTAAGGGTGTGGAACAATCAATTTAAACTTGAAGAAGATGGACAAACTTATGACTTTCCTAAACCGGCAATTTTTATCGAAGCGAGGACTCCTAATCAGTTTCTTCCTTTGGGCGGTGGATTCAGTCAATCGGATATTACTTTTGTTTTTCATTTAATACATGAACAATATGACGCAGGGGATGGAACAATGGACCAGAATTTAGACGTTTACACTTTAAAAAGTTCTTTAAATGTTTATTTGACTCTTTTTAAACCAACTCAATGTACACCTTTGTTAAAAATTGCGGAAATACAAGACTATAATCATACAAATCTTTATCATTATCAATTAGAATATCTTACGGGCTTAATTGATACTGACGGAGTTCCTGCAACAACTTTAAGCGTTCCGCCAACAACATTAATTGACACAATACAAATAGGTTTATAATGGCACGATCAATAGCTACGATACAAAATGAATTAATATCCAACATTCAAGCCGATTCGGTTTTGTCTGTTAATTTAACTTCAACGTCTAAAAGAGCAATATGGAATTTGTGGACTTATGTTCTTGCCGTTTCAATTAATATTTTAGAACAACTTATGGACGTGTTCAAAACAAACACAGAAGCAACGGTGGCTCTTTCCGCCCCTAACACTGCTTTGTGGTTACAAAATCAAATATTTTTATTTCAATATTCAGCCAGTAACCCTCAAATAATTCAACTTATAAATTTAGTTCCGTCTTATCCCGTAGTGGATTCTACCCTTAGGATTATTTCAAGGTGTTCCGTAAAGACTACAATAGCAAATCAAGTAAATATAAAAGTTGCTACGGGAACCACCCCTGCGGCTTTGACTTCTGGCCAATTAAGTGCATTACAATCTTATGTGAATCAAATTGGCGTGGTCGGGGTTACTTATAACGCTATTTCGGGTAACGCAGATCAATTATATATTCAAGCACAAATATATTATCAAGGTGCTTATTCAGCTATCATTCAAGCGAACGTAATTTCTGCAATCAATACTTTTTTAGCAAATCTGCCTTTTGATGGTTCGGTAAAAGTCAGCGATATAGAATTAACCATTAAATCGGTGTCTGGGGTAAATGACGTACAATTTGTGAATGTTGCTGCGAGAAATGACGGAACACCTTTTTCAGGGGCTATTTATTTAGTTCAAAATTACACGAACGCTTCAAGGCTTTGGAATACAGTAAGCGGTTACATTATTCCAGAAACAACCACCGGGCAAACATTAGCTGATAGTTTAACTTTTATAGCTGAATAATGAGCATATACGATATAACATATAAAGACAGGATAGTTGAATTATTGCCGCCTGACAAACGCTTTATCAATATGGTAAGATGGATGCAAGCCTTAGTTCAACAGTTTCAATATTTGCATACTGACGTTTTAAAGGATTATCGTACAGGAAGCGTTTACCCAAATTGGACTGCCGGAACTTACGCACATTTGGCTAAAGTGGTTTATGGGCAAAGTGTTTATGAAAGTTTAATCAATGGCAACACGGCAATTCCTACTAATTCGGCTTATTGGAGATTATACGAAAACACTTTCATAGGGGTGGAAACAAGGGTAAAATTCAATGCTCAAGATTTAGTTTTGACCTATGCCCTTAATTTAAGATTTGGAACAACTTTTAGACAACCACCGAGCGTGAGTGATATTTATATTTCTACTCAATTTGTGGGGGTTGCTAATTTCAGAAGTTCTCATTTAGAGAACTTTAGTTCAAATGTTTCAAATTTTACGTCTAGCGAATACATTAAAAATACGGACGATATCACAACTTATCATAATTTTATAATTTACGTGCCGGTTGCGGTTTATAACGCTTTAGACCCATTAATGGTAAACAATGAAAACATAATAAGGTCTTTTGTCAATCAATACATTCCTGTTGGACTTACTTACTTAATACAAACATACTAAAATGAGAAAATTAGATACTTCGTTAATAACTTCTTCGGTAGCAATGCCAGTTAAAAGCGGCACATTGGTACACCTTCAATTAGCTTATCAAGAAGCATTGACGGCTTTGGCAAACAGTATTATAGGAAGAATGCCCGATACAAGTAATATGTACGTTTTGTACGGTTGTGTTAATTCGGGGAGTGGTTTAAATTATGTTATCAGTGCAGGTGCGGTTTATTATAATGGCGAAGTTTTCCTTGTAGATGCCACAACTTTTACTGCGGCTTCGGGTCAGGTGGCGGTTAGTTCGGCTTCAACAAGTTATTATTCAACTTATGCTGACCCCGTTACTTTTACTGACGGCTCAACGCACAACGTACATCAAATAAGAAAAATGATTTTTTCAAGCGGTGTAACTGGAAGCGGAATAGTGGATTTTTCTGCTATGTTACAAGTGCCTCAAGTATTAGTAAATGATCAACAAGCAAGTTTGCCCTCGTCTTATACTGTAAATTTTAAACAAGACAAAGCTACTTTTTTTGCTTCGGCACCTAATAGTTCTGTAACAATTACTTTTGATTTTACCAACGCCGTACCTGGAACAGTAGTTAGGCTGAAATGGACATTTGGTTCAGGGGCAACTTTGACAATTAACCAACCAACAGGCAGCACAATTATTAGGGATAGCGGAAATCTTTCAGCCGTTGCGAGTGCTAATAATCTTTTGTATTTAATGTATTGTGGTCTTAACAGTTCAGGATTGAATGAAGTTTCATATATCTTAAAACAATTCTAATGATAGAAAGGTATTTCATGGCTATAGACGCAAGCGGTGTCACTGGGGTTGCTTGTTATTTTGGGGCAAATACAAATATTTCTGGTTCTGCTTCGTTTCAACAAGAAACAAAAAACATAGTTGGGGCAGCTTCGGCTGTGGTAACAATTCAAGTTACTACTTTAACTATTACAAACACAAGCGGAAAAATGTTTGTGAACGGGGTTAGAAAATATTTAAACGATATATTTACAATAACCCTTGACGGAACGGGTGCAGGAAGTTTTTTATCCAATATACAAGGAGATCCAACCGATACCGGAACGGTTATTTATTGCATATACACTATTCAAGGGGTAACAATAGGATATATTGGAACACCTAACATAATGGGAATAAGTAAAGTATTCTAAAATGGAAAAAAGAAAACACGATAACAGAGTTCAAGGATATTTAAAACCTAAACAGATAAGTTTATTAAAAGGTTTTACTGATTCTAATAGTTTATCTCAATCGGCAGCTTTAAATATGATTGTAAAAGATTTTTTTTCAAGACTTCCCGAAGATCAAAGAATTGATTTTCTTTCAAGAGCAAGAACAAAAATCACATAGGCATAGTTTGTTTTGGGCGGGTGTTTCTACACCTGCCTTTTATTTTGTAACTTACTAAAGCCTTTAATTTTATAATCAATTATAAATTTACACTATGAATCCATTTAGTTACGTTGTTAATCCAGATTCCGAAGAACCAATAATGCTTTTAGATACGCACATTGGTTTTGATGAAGACGAAGGTCAGGGGGTTGATGGCGGTTGTTTTGTGAGAGAGTTGATGATGTTGGACGAAATGAATAAGAAAAGAATTCAGGTTTGGATTAATTCTCCGGGTGGAATAGTGATGGATGGTTATAATATTTATAACGCTATCCTAAAGACTAAAACCAAAGTAGACACATTTGTTGTTGGAATTGCGGCAAGCATAGCAGCCGTAATTTTTCAAGCAGGAAGGAAAAGGATAATGAGCGAATATGGTCTTTTAATGTATCACAATCCTTATGGGGGAAATAGCGATGAGTTGAAAAAAATGAAAGTTTCTATTGCAATAATGATTGCTTCCAGAACGGGAAAATCTCAAGACGAGATTTTGAAAATGATGGATAGAACAACATGGATTACTGCGGACGAGGCAATACAAACGGGATTTTGTGATGAAGTAGAAAAAAGCGAAGAATTCAACAAAAAGAGAACGGCTACCGAACCAAAGGCAATGTGGAAAGAGTCTTCTTTAATTTTAAACAGTATTTTAAAACCAAAAAATATAAAAATGACAAAGGTTGCAAATAAATTAGGATTGAATCCTGACGCTTCCGAAGAATCAATTATTGCAGAGGTTTCCGCTATTATGAATAAAAAAGCAGAGGCAGATGACAAGTTGAAGAAAATGG